GTCCAGTTCGGGATCTGGGTGAAGAGGTTCATCAGCGAGACATCGACCGCATTCGCCAAGCGCACCATTGCCGGACGGATGACGCGATCGGAGAGGTCTTCAATTTTCAGCGTGAGGTCTTTGCTGCTGAAGTTGAAGTCGACGCCTTGCTGCAGGTTGACGATAAGCGAGAGCTTACCTTCGGTCACGTCCTGCATGACGGCGGTTGCGCCGGTACGGATTGCGAAGTTCTGCGGCTTACGGATGCTGATGGTGTCACCAACATCATAGCCGTTGATCTTCTTGTCGAACTCCTCTTCGAACCCGCGATAGACATGACTGCCCATCACCAGCTCATTTTCGAGAAGGCGTACCGAGGTCTTCGCGATGATTGATGGATTAAGGACTGTATTAGCCATTTGCCGTAGCTCCTGTGGGGCTGCGGCTCGGGCCGATTAACGCGCGCGGTCGCCGTATAGCTTTTTGATGTAGCTATCGACGGCCTGGGTCTGGGATGGCGGCGCTGCGCCAGTGCCCTTCAGTGGCGTGATCGGCTTGCGAGCCTGTGTCTTCGTTCTGGTTGCTGACGGCAGAGACAGGCGGCCTTCCAGACGCCCGATCTCGCGGGCGGCTTCTTCGGAGGACATGCGATTGAGCTGTGCGAGCTTCGCTTGATTTTTTCCGAGCACGTAAGAAAGCTTGTCGGATTTTTTCGACGCCAGGAGCAGGCGCTCGACGTGAGGCGCAACGGGAAGCGTGGCTCGCGCCATCACCTCATCGAAGTCCTTCACGCGCGATCGGAGCCGCTGCACTCGTTCCTTGTGTTCCGCAACCTGCGACGCCACCCGTTCCTGCTCTTGGTTGATCGTGGTGGCGAAGTCCCTGCGGACCTCACGCGAAACCTGTCGTGCATCGATCTCGTATGCGAGCTTGGCGTTTGCGAATGCGACGTAGTCGTCACCGAAGTCCTGTTGCCGGGGCGGGTCACCGATCTTCTGCAGCACGGCATATTCGAGCGCGCGCTGCAGCTGGGCCTGATCCGAGGGAACACCACCGCCAGAGCGGCTGCGGAGCGCCTCGTTCTCGGCCTTCAATCGTGCCGTCTGTTCTCGGTAACGCTGAAGACGTTTGCCGCCTCGGGGTGCTGTACCCTCGTCGTCATCGCCTTCGTCGTCGTCTTGCTCGTCGTCAGCTTCCTCGCCGAGGTCTAACTCCTCCTCGGGTTCGGCCTTTGTCTCTGCTTGCTCGCCTTCGGGCTGTTCGCCCTCGGACGGCTCGACAGGAGGCGGCTCGGCTTTCTCATTACCTGCTGGCACGTTTCCGGCTGGCGCGGTGTTGGGATCGTCGTCGTCTACCATTGTCGTTGTTCCAATAAAAAAGCCGCCCCGTGGGGCGGCTCACTCCTTCGACGCTGCTGGCCGGTTATCGGCTGGCTCGCTCGAAACTGGGCAAAGAAACTATTTAAGGCGACGGCACGACTGCGCCTGCCTGATTGGGGTTTGCCGGAACCCAGCGAAAGTTGTTAGTCCAGACGGCCCATCCGGTCCCACCGTCGACATACGCAGGGCCAATACCGCTGGTACCAAACCTGTTGCTGATGCACGACATGTTTGCGTATGACTGACCATGCTGCTCTAGTGCCAAATCCCATCCAATAGTATCCAAGGCGTTGCCTTCCAAAACGACATTCTGGATTACATCCCAGCATTGGATAAACACCGCAGCACTGTCAGAGCCGGTAAAGCTCAGGAATTTATTGTTCCTGATATTGAAGCTGGTTCCGCCAAATTGAAAGATGAACACTTGCTCGTTATGGGATTGCTGCTCTGGAGTGCCAAACAGGCCGCCACGATTATCGTGACAGTAGCAATGCTCAATGGTTGAAGTGGTTACCGTGTTAGAGCCGACATAGGCAACCGCGCCTCCGAAGCCGAAGATGTTGCATCTATAAAGACTGCCTGCACCGCGAAACGCGCAGGCGTGGAAAACATCGCTAGAGGTGATAGCTGAACCGTCTATGTCACAATCCAAGAACGTGACATCGCCAAGTTGGTTCGCCGCTAAATCCGGGTCGTAGCCAAAGATATACCCGGCTCTCGTATCGAATGCGGCTCCGCTCGGCGCAAACCAACAACGGTCGAACGTAATGTTGCCCGCCGCGCAGAACATGGTTGGAAGAGTGATCTTCTTCAAGCTGATCGTAGTTCCGGCCGTGGGCGTATCGGTTCCGGTGTAAAGCGGCAGCGTGTTCTTATCGATACCGGCTCCCGCAAGGCCGGTGTTTGTTGCATCCAACTCCCAACCAAATGCGCCAGTTGCAGTGAACGCCACCGTGTTGTCGCCAGCTCCAGACGGTTTTAGGCCGATGAGATAAGCGGCCCAAGGCTCGCCGGAAGCAGAGTTATTAGTATGTGCCTTGTTGCCGGTTGGACCCGCCGTCGCCAGAGTGCCATCGGCAATATAGAGCAACACAGCGTCGGTGCGTTCGGTGAATGTCGGTGTAGTTCCCGGCGGCACCACACTGTCGAGAGCAACACTGGCCCAATCGTGTTCGGTGAAAATGACGAGGGTGTTGGGTATTCCAGTTGTAATTCCGTTGGCCGTCGCGGTGGTGCCTGTACCCGTGTTTACGGAAGGTAGCGGGGCGAGAGGCGAAGCCTGATCCGCTCCGGTATATCGGCAAACAACACCGCATGAATTTGAGGTCGCATGAGTGAAAGTGTAATCGCCGCTCTCGTTCGAAGCGATCTTGCTGAAGATGTGATACCGGCCATTTGCGCTTCCGTCAGTAACACTGGAAGGCGAGCCGGGTATTTCGGTCCAGCCAGCGGGGGCTGTCACAGCTGGCGCGGTAGGATTGGGGCCGAGATTGAACAGATAAGCGACCAACAGATCACCGTTGGCGATACCGGCAGGAGCAACCAGCGTCGAGTTCGTGTGCGACGCATAGGTGAGATAGGTTCCTGCGCTGGCAAAGGCAGGAGTGGTGCCGACAGAACTGGACGCGCTGTTCGCGTTGCCTGCAAGGTCTGTTACCACTGCGGCAGGAATGCTCGCAACGACATTACCCGCTCCGGTCATGCCGGTCACAGCGACGTTGAACGTAGACGGCCCGCCAGTGACTGCAGCCGCAAGCGTTCCGGGGGCGGTGCTGCCGGTGAAACTGATATCGCTTCCGGTAAAACCTGAAACCGACGCGCTAAAAACCACAGTGAAGTTGACAGGGCTCACGCCTGTCGGATCGCCTTGGCTAGCCGCCTGATTGATCGTCACGCTCGGCCCGGTAGTGGTGAGTGTCACATAGGCGGCGGACGACGATGCCGGTGTAGGCGCTCCGGTGAGGGCATCGGCCGCCGCCCCCGCAGGAACACTGATCTGCACCAAGCCATTGCCGGTCATGCCGGTGACCGCAACGTTGTAGGCGGGACCAGTGCCGGTGACGGCCGCCGCCAGCGTGCCACCCACAGTACTGCCAGCAAAGCTCACGTCAGCATTGGTGAAGCCGGTGACCGGCTTGCTGAATGCCACGGTGAAATTGATCGGGCCAGCATTGACCGGGTTGCCCTGCCCAGCAGCAAGCGAAACCGTTGTGGCCAGACCGCCGCCGCCCTTTCTCGCCACCACTCGCCTGGGCAGAAATTTGCGCACACGACGAGGACGGTCAGTCTCGTCTTCCAGCTCGCGCAGGTAGGCGTCTACATCAGCCAACGTCACCTCCCGACTGCGGTGCGGGCTTGGCGCGCAGCTGCTCCATCTTGGCGACGTGCGCCAGTTCAGTTTGCTGCATCTTGGCAGCGGCGGCGGTTTCGGTCTGCTCCATCCTGGCGGCGTGCTGCAGCTCGGTCTGCTGGGTCTTGGCCGCGCTTTGCGTCGCGGTCTGCTCCATCTTGGCGGCGTGGCCCAGCTCGATGCCCTGGTTGGCGAGCTGCGCCTTCTTCAGCTCGGTCTGCGCCTCCAGCATCGCGGTCTGCGCCTTCACTTGCTCGGTCTGCAGCTTGAGCTGCTCCAGCTGTGCGCGGCCGTTGATCTCCTGCAACTGCAGCTCCAGCTCCTTCTGCTTGATCCCCATCTCCTGCGCCTGCAGCTGCTGTTCCGGCGTCGGTGGCGCGGGCGGCTGTGGCGGCGGCGGCGGCTCACCCGACTGCGCCGCTTCCAGCTTCTGAACATTGGGCGGCAGCAACAGCCGCATGCGCTTGGCAATGCGATCGGCGAGCGGGAAGTCCTGGCCCTGCACGAACAGGTCAGCCAGCAGCGGAGCGGACTGCGGGCCG